AAATCAGCGTGGGCAGATTGGCTAGAGAGTCAATATTTTGAATTACTTAGTGAAATCGCCCAATTAACCGATGACGACAACGACTGGGAACGCGTGGAAGAATGGGAGCGCGTGATTAATGCTTAATTTTGATGATTGTGATTATTTGGAAAACTTAACCCAAAATTGTGTGAAATTGCCCTTTCCGCATAGTGATTTGATGCCAAACAAAAAAACACACTGGGGCAAAAAAAGCAAAATTGCAGAAAAAGCCAAATATGATGCGTGGCTGCTGTCTAAAAAACTACATGGGCGTACAGGTAAATACGGTTTAGCGTGCATTTTTCTCATGCCAGACAACGTGAACCGCGATACGGATAATTTGGTGGCGGCAATGAAACCCGCTTTTGATGGAATGGCTGAAGCCATGCGCGTGAATGATGCCAAATTTAGGGGGCAATTCGCGCTAAAACTTTACCGCAGGGATTATCCTAAAAACATAAACGCTGGTGTATTGGTTTTCGTATTGAGCAGCGAACAGGAGACTTTTGAATATCTCGCGGCGTATTTTGATTTGATTAATAGATTGCCTGAATTTCAGGCAGCCTGAAAAGGAATAGAAGATGTCAATTGAACTTATGATGACAAAAACGCCTAACGGTGAGTTGATTCCATTGTCTGAATACGACTCGGAATTTTCAGGCAGCCTGAAAGTCAATCAGCCATACAAGGTGGTAATCAAACAGGTTTCAAGCAGAAACTTGAAATATCATCGTTTATTTTTCGGTGGATTGATTCCTTTTGCATTTCAATATTGGCAGCCATCAGGAGGCATGATTGGCGAAAATGAACGCGATACGGTGCAATGGGTAATCCGAAGAATGGCGGAACAGTCAGGCGCGAATGTTGCCATTTTGCAAGACTACGCCAACCACGCCCTTGAAGAATTGGCGTTGAAACGCGCTGAAAAATTCGGGCAGCCTGAAACCAGTCTTGAATCTTTTCGCCGCTGGCTAATCATCGCGGCTGGTCGGTTCAAAATCATTGAAACGCCACACGGCATTGTCAAAGAACCTGAATCAATTAGCTTTGCCAATATGCCACATCAAGAAGATTTTGAAAAACTGTACAAAGATTGCGCAGATGTTGTTTGGAATCTTCTTTGCAAACATCAATTCAAATCGCAGGAAGAAATGCACAACGCCATCAATGAATTTTTAGAGATGAACTAAAAATGAGCAAAATCACTCAAGCCGCGCGTGGGCAACCATGCCAAATACGCATCATGGGCGTTTGCAACAAAAATCCCGAAACAACTGTATTGGCACATTATCGCTTAACTGGGACGTGTGGCATGGGCATGAAACCGCCTGACTATTTGGGCGCGTTTTGTTGTTCTGCTTGTCATGATGTGGTTGATGGGCGTGTTGACATTGGGCTATCTCAAGATGAGCGTGATTTGTTACTTGCAGAAGGTGTCATGAGAACGCTGGTGTTATTGGAAAAAATGGGACTGATTCACTGGGAATGAAAGGAAAATTTTATGAAAAATATTAAATTAATTCATGGGGATTGTTTGGATTTATTGAAAAAAATCCCCGATGGCAGCGTTGATTGTGTAATAACCGATCCGCCGTATTATGTTGGCATGACTCACAACGCCCAAAAAGCCGTATTTAGCGACTTGATGATGCTGAAACCATTTTTTACACAATTATTCAATGAATTAAAGCGTGTTGTTAAAAAAGGCGGATTCATTTATGTATTTACAGATTGGCGAACCCTACCATTTTTACAACCTATTTTTGATGAAATTTTAGGCGCAAAAAATTTGTTAGTGTGGGACAAAATTGTTGGGCGTGTATCTCCTTATTACCGTTATCAGCATGAATTCATTTTGTTCGCGACCAATGGCACAAGTGAACGAAAAATCTATGCAAGCAGCATCATTAAGGAAAAATCATTTTCAAGCGGTGCGCATTCTACTAACAAAAAAATCCATCCAACGCAAAAACCTGTTGAGTTATTTCAACGATTAATCACTGATGGTACTGATTGCGGTGATGTCGTATTAGATTGTTTCATGGGTAGCGGCGCGTGTGGTGTGGCTTGCGTCAGATTAGAACGTGAATTTATTGGTTTTGAAATCAACGAAGAGTATTTTAACGGCGCAAAAAAAGCAATTAATAGTGAATTAAATCAATTACCTTTGAATTAAAGGGCGAAGTCGTGAACTTGCGCGAAAGTACTGCAAAAATGAGCGTTAATTAAGTAATGGAGAAAGTATGTATCGGAATATTGACGAGTGTTTAAGTGATGTTTATCGTTTTGGCGCATTGCGAATTGAACCACAAGGAAACACAGGCATGGTGATGCGCTGGTGTGAAAACAAAGGAGTGATTGGCGGTACGAGCAAATTCACACAAGTTGAATGGCACGCAAATGCAGCTATGATTCAAGCACGAATTAATCGTGTGTTGAGCCGTTTTGAATGCGCGGTAATTGGCGCGAAGTATGGTGCGGATTTTTCGGGTTTGGCAGAAATAGCGGTGGCGTTGTATGGGCGTGGCGCGATAAAAGACATGGCGTTGGCGTATGATTTGTTGCAACACATCTATTCAGGCAGCCTGAAAAGAGTGGCAATTATGGATAAGCATAATTTAGCGCGTATGACGTTCCACAGAAAGCGTGAAGCAGTTAAAAAAGTGTTAGCAGAATGGGAAAATACGGCACGATTGAAATTAGATGATGAATTTAGAGCGCGTGGCATTATAACTGCTTGACGTTTGGGAATATTTAGGTATAATTATGCTATATTTCGGAGAAAGTTACGTATAGGTAATTTTCTCCTCTTTATTTTTATTTTGGCTTGATTGTTGGTGGTGGTGCAATCAGGTAGCGGACTAGCGCGTGTATGGTCTCACTCAATCAAAGCGGTTCACGCCCGCGTTTTTTATTTAGACTTCGTTTTAGGCTGCCTCAGGCAGCCTTTGTTGTGTTGCTTTTGCAACTCAATATATTCAGCGCGTAAAATTAGGTATGCTTGCGCGTATTGTGGGACACCTATTTTATGCCAACGGCTGATGGCTGTTCGAGTTATTCCGAAAATTTCTGCCAGTTGTGCTTGTGTCAAATGGGCATCATGTAACATAGTAACAAAATATTGATTTTTTTCTTGCATAAGTTGTATTAGTATGATTAAATAATATTTAGTATTATTTTATCAAATAAAGGCATTTTATGAAAGCATTAAGTGTGCGGTTCCCATTCGCTATGGACATTTTATTGGGTTTAAAAACGATTGAGTTACGCAGTCGTCCAACAAATCACCGTGGTGAATTATTGATTGTCTCTTCAAAATCAGGTGTTGAATATTATTGTAAAAACACCGAAACAGGAGAGTTATTTGAAGCTCCAAAAGGTGCGATGATGTGCGTAGTAAAAGTAGTTGATTGCCGCCCTGCTACCCCTGAAGATGCCGAATTGGCATTTTGTGAAGAAGAAGATATTAAAGAAGGTACATGGGCGTGGGTGCTTGAACCGCAATATCTAACCGAATTTAAACCTTGTGCTGGTAAATTAAATTTGTTTGATGTTGATGATAATTTGATTCAAAAAAATCACGACAAAGATGAATTTGTTAGTCAGTTTCAAAAAGTTGAAAGAACCAAAGGCAAATATCCATATATTGCTGAATTTTAATTTGAATTTAAACTTAAACAAGAAAAGCAGCCTAAAATGGCTGCTTTTTTAACTTTTGGAGAAACATCATGGCTATGACTGCATTTGAAAAAATGGTTACTGGGCAACGCAAGGCAAATATTCGCAAAGGCGGAGCGAGCAAGGCTGGTAATAAATCGCGCAGATTGAGTAATAACGATTTAATTAATAAAGCTAAATCAGGCAAGGCAACAACTTATGAAGCGCATCTATTGTCGCGTCGCAAATCTATGGGTGGTAAAGGTGGTTAAGGCTGCCTGAAATGTCTAACTTGTTATTTGAAACAATCAAAGCTGCAAGCAGAATATCTGATAAGTGCATCGTGTTTTTCTCGGGCGGTAAAGACAGTATTGTTACGCTGGATTTATGCGCTCGTTATTTTAAAAAAATCCATGTGGTTTTTATGTACTCCGTGCCAAACTTGTCGTTTCAAGAGGCAAATTTGCGTTGGTACGAATCAAAGTATGGGATTAAGATTGAGCGTATTCCGCATTTTATGATTTCTGAATGGCTACGTTTAGGCACATTTCGCAAGGCGGATTTTTCTGTACCTATAGTGTCTATTAACGATGTTTACAATTATGCGCGTATCAGTAATGATATGTGGTGGATTGCAGCTGGGGAGCGTATCGCAGATAGCATTGTGCGCCGTGCAATGATTAAAAATTCAGGCAGCATTGATGAAAAGCGTGGGCGTATTTATCCAGTCGCGCATTTTTCCAAAGCCGATATTATGCGCTACATTCAATACCATAGTTTGAAACTAGCCCCTGAATCGCGTTGGCTTGGGCATTCGTTCCGCTCACTTGACGGCAAAGAAATGTTATTAGTTAAACAATATTATCCGCAAGATTATGAAAAAATCCGTGCATGGTTTCCATTTGTGGACGCAGCGATTAAACAATATGAGATGACACAAAATGAAAACTGATTTGCAAAAATATGAACTAGTAACAGTTAAACGTAGTCAATTGCACGAACACCCAAAAAATCCGCGCGTGATTTCTGAAAGTGCGAAAAAGAAACTGAAAGAAAAAATGCGCCAAGTTGGATTATTGCAACCGCCTATTGTGAACAAGCGTTCTGATGGGCGGCTGGTTATTTTAGGTGGGCATCAAAGAATAGGCGTAATGGATAGCTTGAACCGTTATCAAAACGGTAAAAATGACTACGAGCTTGATGTGGCACTGGTTGAAATTGATGAACAAGCTGAATTGGAAATGTTGGTATTTCTGAATAATCCGTCTGCAAGCGGTACATGGGACACAGATTTACTGGCTGAAATCAATCAAGATTTAGGTATTGATTTTGGCGATATGGGCTTTGATAAAATTGACGTGGATTTGCTTTTTGACGGTGATGCGCGGTTTTCTGAACTGTTTGCTGATAACGTAGAAGTTGATGAAACAAAAAACGCACTGGCAGAAATCAAAGAACATCGTAAGGAAAGTACCGCACGTTTGAAAGAAGAAAATAAAGCGGATTTTTACGCTGTTATTGTGTGCCGCGACCAAACTGAAAAAGACAATTTAATGGCGGTGTTACATTTACCCAAATACGAAACAATGATTAGCGCAGATACAGTGTTGTCTGCTGTGAAAGGTTAATTTATGAAAGAGCAGTCTAAACGTGGAAGAAAACCAATTGTGTTTAGCGATGAACAAATTGCACAAGTAGAAGCGTTGGCTGCTTTTTTTACCGTTGAGCAAATTGCGGATTATTTCGGCATCGGGAGAACGACTTTTTTTGAGTTAATGAATCGGCAACCTGAAATTTCTGAACGCTATAAAAAAGGACGAAGCAAAGCCATTGGTCGCGTTGCTAAAACATTAGTTGAACAAGCTGCAGAAGGAAATATGACGGCAGCTATTTTTTATCTGAAAACACAAGGCGGTTGGCGTGAAACACAATCAGTGGATTTGTCTAATTCTGACGGTAGCCTAAATCCAACCGTTATTGAATTGGTGGCGGTTAATGGCAAAAATACAGATTAAGTTACCCGCTAAAATTCAGGCTGCCTTTATTAAACCACGTGGCACTTTACGCTATCGCGGCTTTTTTGGTGGGCGTGGCTCTGGGAAATCGTTTAATGTGGCAAAAATGTTGGCAATTTGGGGTTATGCTGAGACGTTGCGAATTTTATGCACACGCGAATTTCAAAACTCCATCAAAGAAAGTTTTCATGCAGAATTGAAAGCTGCAATTGCCAGTGAGGCGTTTTTGGAAAACGCTTATGATGTGGGCGTGGATTTTATCCGTGGCAAAAATGGCACAGAATTTCTGTTCAAAGGTTTACGAAACAACACGCAATCCATTAAATCATTGGCAAATATTGACATTTGTGTCATTGAAGAAGCAGAAGACATTTCTGAAAGCGCGTGGGAAGTGTTGGAACCGACCATTCGTGCTCCAAAATCTGAAATTTGGGTAATTTGGAATCCAAAACAGCGCGGTAGTGCAACAGATACGCGTTTTAGACAAAATACGCCACCGCGTTCATGTATTGTGGAAATCAACCATAGCGATAACCCATTTTTTCCAGATGTGTTAGATGAGCAGCGAAAATATCAACAAAAAGTGCTAGACCCTGCACGGTATGCGTGGATTTGGGAAGGTGCGTATTACGAGCAATCTGACGCGCAAGTCTTCGCTGGGAAATACGCCGTGCGTGAATTTACACCGCAATCAGATTGGAACGGCGCGTATTTCGGATTAGATTTTGGTTTCTCGCAAGACCCTACAGCCGCGATTGAATGCTACGTTGCCGATAATTGCTTGTGGATTTATCGCGAAGCTGGGGGCGTGGGCTTGGAGTTGGACGATACCGCAGGCTGCCTGAAAAGTATCATGCCCGAAATTGATAAACACATCATTCGCGCAGATTCTGCCCGACCCGAAAGTATCAGCTATTTGCGCCGACATGGTTTACCGCGCATTGTGGCGGTGGAAAAGGGACGTGGCAGCGTGGAAAGTGGCATTGAGTTTATTAAAACGTTTGAAAAAATCTACGTTCACCCAAGCTGCAAACAAACATTGAATGAATTGAATTTATACAGCTACAAAACTGACCGATTGAGCGGTGATGTGTTGCCTGTGTTGGTGGACGCGTTTAATCATTATCTTGATGCACTACGTTACGCGCTTGAACCGCTGATTAAGCAAGCAAGTAAACCCAAACGGGTGGATTTTAGATTGTAGTTTTTAGGTTGCCTGAAAGGTTGTTATGACAGTATCCAGAAAAACAAAAGCGGTTACCCAAATGCACATTCACGGCGCAATGATTGATGCACTGCTGGGTGGCACTGAATCCATGCGTTTGTGTGGGAAAACCTATTTACCACAATGGGCAAATGAAACGCACGAAGCCTATCAAGACCGTTTAGCGACTTCTACGCTATTGCCTGTGTTGAAAGAAACCATTGGGCAAATGGTCGGACGTGTGTTTTATAAAGATTTGGACACTAGCCAAGTTTTCGGTAGCTTGAAAGATTTTTTACCCAATATTGATTTGCAAAATAATTCATTAAATGTGTTTTGCGCAGCGTGGTTTGCTGATGCACTAACAAAAGGTGCAAGTTTTGTGTTAGTGGATTTCCCCGAAAATATCAACAGCTTTACGCGTGCCGATGAAAAACGTTTGAATTTTCGCCCTTACACGGTGTTGATTAAAAATAGCGATGTGTTGGGATTTCGTTATGAAATGCGCAATGGACGAGCCGTCTGTACCCAATTTCGCTATCGCCAAATGATTACAGAATATGATGGTGAATTTGGTGAGCGTGAAATTGAACAAATCAATGTGCATGAAATCGGTAGCGTTCGCCGTTATCGGGTGAATGAAAAAGGAGAAACCTTTATTCATTCTCAATCACGCTTATTACAAAACGGTAAACCGCTTGATGTAATTCCTATCGTAGATTTGGTCTTGGAAAAAACAGGCTTTTTTACAGGGAAACCGCCACTTTTAGAGCTGGCGTATTTGAATATCAAACATTGGCAATCACAATCAGACCAAGACAATATCACGCATTATGTGCGCGTACCATTGCTGCAATATCAAGGACAAGAGAGCATTGATAGCGTGGTTAGTAGTGCAGGCAGCCTGATTAACGTGGGAGAAAGAGGTAATTTGTCGTATGTAGAACATTCAGGAGCCGCAATTGCCGCTGGCGTAAACGCGCTGGAAAAATTAGAGAATGATATGCAAGTGGCTGGCGCAAAATTACTCACACGCACCAAAATTGCCCTAACCGATACGCAAGCGCGTGATGAAGCGGGGCGTGAAGTGAGCTTGTTGCGTCATTATGCCAATTTGCTTGAAGACAGTATAGGGCGAATGCTGGATTTTATGGCAATGTGGCAAGGCGAAACAGATGGCGGTAATGTAGAAATTTCAGGCAGCATTGATGCAGATTACAATCCAACAGCCAGCCTTGATGTGTTGCTAAAAATGAACACCGCAGGCATTTTGAGCCATCAAACACTGTTTGACGAAGCCAAAAAACGGGGCTTATTGTCGCCGTTGCGCCAATGGAAAAACGAACAAAACCGCCTTCAATTGCAAGGTGGCTTGAACATGGATTTCAGGCAGCTTGATGATGAACAAAATCCTAATCAATGAACTGATAACGCGCCAAATTGATTTGTTGCGCTATGAGAAAACCGTTCGCAATGATGTGTTTGCGTTGCTAGACTTTATGCAATCCAACATTCAAACCCAATTATTTTCAGGTAGCTTGAATGCACAAATTGAACACATTGAAAATATTATCAAAAATGGTTATGCCAGTATTTTGAAAATACTTGATGTGTTGCCTGTATTGGACACAGAGATGATGTGGCTTGCTGCAACTTTAGGCGGATTGGCGGCAGCGTATAAGCTTAAAGATAAAATCATTCCATTCGCACAAAAAAAGCTTAAAGATTTAGCAGAAAAATTCACGGTAGGCGGTTTGACGCTGCCTGAAACCCTTGCTAAACAACAAAATGATTTAACCGCCAAAATCAAAGCATGGCTACGACAAGCCAAAATAGATGACATCACGCCCGACTTATCCGAGTTGGGCGATTTGTTTAGCCATGCGAAAAATACCGCCAAAACCATGACGCGAACATGGATTAATAGCGTAGCACATACCGCGCATGATGCGTTTGCCAAAATCAATCCGATGATTAAAGGCTTTCGGCATTTGTCGGTGTTAGACGGCACAACAACTGCAGTTTGCACACATCGCAACGGTTTATTATGGGACAAAAAACGCAATCCCATTGGACACAATGAAGCGTTTAAACGCCCACCTTTGCACTACAATTGTCGCAGTAAATTAGTATACGTATATGATTTAAAAGAGCCTTTTAATGGTTATTCGGGCGAAGATTGGATTAAGTCGCGTAGCTTATCTCAATTGCAAGAGCAGTTTGGCAAGGGTATTGGGCAAATGTTGTTTGACGGAAAAATTCAGTTGTCTGATGCGTTAGATGGCGTGAAACAGCTTACCTTGCAAGCATTGCAATTGAAACAATTGCGCGAACAGTTTGGTACAACATTGACTGATTCTGTTTTAATGAATAGCTTGGTTCAACCTGTATTACGTGAGATGATTTTCAGGCTGCCTGAAATAAAACAAACTGCAAAACAATATCATTTAAGCGATACAGATTACACTGCATTATTTTTATATTCGCGATTAGGACAAACAATTAACCGAGTACAATACAATCGTCAATTTGGTAGTGCTGAGATTCGTGCGGTTTTTGATGAAATTAACACTGCAATCAATCATGCTTTGGCAAAATTACCTAACTATGCTGGCGTGGTAATAAGATTCAGCCATTTACCTAATGATTTTTTAGATTTGCATCAAATTGGACAAGTGGTTCATTATGATAATTTAGTTAGTGCATCATTATTGGAAGTCAAATTATCTAGCCATGAAAATAATCAATTAATTATTTTTTCTAAAAGTGGTAAATTAATTGAAAATTGGAGTGCATTACCACATCAACATGAAGTATTATTTAGAGCAGGTACACGCTTTAAAGTATTGGATAAACAGCAATATGGACAAATGACATATTTATGGTTAGAAGAGATTGACGATGAAAAATGATTTTGCTTTTTGGGATAATCTAACTGAAGATGAAAAAAAACTGCTGTATCATTTTGAAAAAAATAACACAACTTACACTCAAGCACAATCATTTGAACAATGGCTTGAATCACAACAACATTGGCTGGCATGTTATCAAGAAATGAGTCATAACCCCAATAAAGCATGGGCTAAAATGGGGCGACCTTTTCTATTGCCTACGCAAACGTGCTTGACTGATTTAATGGATAAGTGCTGGCTACCATTTTTGACATTGTCAGAAAGTCATCTTGATTTTTACGAACAAGAAGCAAAAGCATTAATTTTATTGCAAAGATATTTAGAAAATTAGCGACTGTTTCGGTATAACTGATTTTTTAATTTTCAGGCAGCCTGCACATTCAGACTGCTTTTTTTACGCCTGATTAAGTCGGGCTTTTTTCGTTTCTAGGAGACAACAATGAATTTTCGTAACCAGTTTTTGAAATATTCTTTTTGCCAAAAAGCAGATGATGATGGTGCTAACGGTGGTTCAGGCAGTCAAGGGCAGCCTGAACAAACATACACAAAATCAGATTTGGACAAGGCAGTCGCTGAACAAGTCGCTGGACTAAAAAATAAAAACAACGAATTAATCAGCAAAGAAAAAGAATTAAAAGCGCAATTGGCGCGTTTTGAAGGCATTGACCCTGATGCGGTTCAGGCAATTTTGAAAAATTTTGCTGACCAAGAAGAAGCCAAGCTGATTACTGAGGGTAAAATTGATGAAGTGCTGGCAAAACGAGCAGAGCGCATGAAAGCAGATTACGATAAAACGCTGTCTAAATTGCAAAGCGATTTAGATAACAAAGATGCGCGTTTAGCAAAATTTGCACAACGTGCCTTATCTGCAAGCGTTCGCGAAGTGGGAGCAAAATTGGCTATTCACACATCGGCATTTGATGACGCGCTTTTACGAGCACAATCAGCATTTGATATTAACGATGAGGGCAACGCTATTGCCAAAGATGGTGTGTTTGGCAAAGATGGGAAGCCTTTGACTTTGCAAGAATGGTTTGAAGATATGAAAGAACTTGCGCCACATTGGTTTGCGGCATCTAGCGGTGGCGGTTCACAAGGAAATTTTAGCGGTGGTTCAGCTGCACCTAAATCCTTGTCTGATTGCAAAACCGATGAAGAACGTGTGGCTTATTTAAAAAGCAAAGCATATTAATTTTAGGCTGCCTGAAAAAAGGCAGCCTTTTTAACAAAAGGAAAAGTAAATGTCTTTTGATTTACAAGTATTTAATAAACAAACTTATACCGTGATGACAGAAGTCGCCGACCAAGATGTTGCTAAATTCAATGAAGCATCAGGTGGTGCAATTGCGTTGTTTAATAAACCATTTTCGGGTGATTTCAATATTCAATCTGCATTTAAAGCAATTGGTGGACTGGTTCGCCGCCGTAATGCTTATGGTTCAGGCAGCGTCAATGCGGTACGCTTGCAAGAAATGTTGAATGTGGCAGTTAAAATTGCAGTAGGTACTGCACCTGTGGAATTTGAACAACAACAATATGACTGGACTTTGCGTAATCCTGAATTGGCAGCAGTACAAATTGGTACACAACTGGCAAAAGCGCGTTTGGCAGATATGTTGAATGCTGGTGTGGCAGCGATTTCAGGTAATTCGTCTATGGTGCATGATGCTTCTAGCAGTGCGCCTACGTTTGATGTGTTGAATTCGGGTGCAGCAAAAATGGGCGATCGTTCAGGCAGCTTAAAAGCATGGGTGGTGCATTCAGCTACGATGCACAAATTGTATTCGAATGCTTTGACCAATGCGGAGCGTTTGTTTGCGTATGAAGGTGTGAATGTGATACGCGACCCATTTGGACGTGTGTTTGTGATTACGGATTCGCCAGCTTTGTCTAGCGATTCGGTTTATCACACGTTGGGCTTGGTGGATAATGCGATTGTGGTAAACGACAACAACGATTTCCGTGCGGTTTTAGACGACAAAACAGGCGAAGAAAACCTAAAAACAGTTTATCAAGCTGAATGGACCTTTGGTGTGTCGGTAAAAGGTTATGCGTGGGATATGGCAAACGGTGGCAAATCGCCTACTGATGCTGCGATTGCGACACCTACCAACTGGGACAAAGTGGCAACTAGCAACAAAGATACGGCTGGCGTATTGGTTAAAACCGCATGATGAATTTCAGGCAGCTTGAGCAACTTTCAGGCTGCCTGAAAATATTTGAATAAGGAAAAAATGTATGAAAATTTTGTATTTTACGCGTGATTTTTCGGCTAAAAATGTGGCGTTTGCCAAACAGCATGGTTTGACAATGCGTAACGCTGGCGCGGTGGACACTGGCGTAAATCCCGAGCCGTGTGATGCAGTATATGGCGATGATGTGCCTAGTGTGTATTTGGAAAAGTACGAGATTTACACGCTGCCTGAAAAGGTTGATGTGCAAACCGTTGAAAAACTACAAGCGCGTATCGCTGAATTGGAAGCGCAATTAGCTGAAAAATCCAAGAAAACGGTTAAAAAAGATGAAGCGTAGTTTTCAGGCTGCCTGAAAGGTTTGAATCATGATTAATAATAGTGCTGATTCTATCCCCTTTTCTTTTGGCGGTGGCGAATCTACGCATTCTGCCCAATCCAGTGCTTATGCGGATTTGAAAGTGGCTGATGCTTATCATGGGGCGCGTCAATCTTCAACTGTATGGAATGGTTTTGATGATGAGCAGAAGTTGCAGCGTTTGACTTCAGCCAGTGATTTTATTGACCGTGTTGCACCTTTAGGCTACATCGGACAGCCTGAAAGTGTGGCACAAATCCGCGCCTTTCCGCGTGTGTTGCCTGATGCTTCGGTGGCGGTTACGCCTTATCAAGTGGTGGCTGCGTGTTGTGAGTTGGCATTGTTGAACGATATTTCAGGCAGCCTGCCTAATTCGGCTGATTTGAAGTCTATCGGCAGCGTGTTACTCAAAGGCGAAGAATGCGACTGTGATAACAAGGAAATGTTGTTGGCGGTGCAAATGGCAGTGTTGATGCTGGGGCAATTTTTTAAACGTAAAAGCGTCCATTGCGTGAGATTGGGGCGTGGCTGATGATTCGAGTAATCGCGCAATTTAACGCGCCTATTTGGTTGCCATTGGATAAATTAGCGGCGGTGGATTTAGCTAATCCGATGCGTGAAATTGGGCGCAAACTGGAAACTTCGGTTTGGCAAAATTACAATCAGCAAAGGCAGCCTGACGGTGTGCCTTGGATTCCGTCTAAACGTGCCATTCAAGACGGTGGCAAAACACTGATTAACACAGGGCGTATGTTGGCGAGTTTGTCGTTTGTGTCGGGGCGTGATTTTGTTGAGGTAGGTTATCCGCAAGGGGATATTCCGCGCTGGTTGCATTTTGGCGTATCGCAAAACAATTTACCTGCGCGTGAACATTTGGGTTTACGTGATGACGATGAAACCGCCATTCATCAAATTTTGTCGAATTATTTTGACAATTTGTTGAAATAATTCAGGCTGCCTGAAAGGGATTTGAGTGAAAGATTATTTTGCAGTAGGCAAGGCGATTGAATCGCGCTTAGCTGAAACCATGGGGCAAGATTTTGATTTAATTTGCAGCCCTTTTACCGCTAACGACCCAAATGTTTTGAAAAAGCTGGCAGTGTCGGCGCATATTAATCAGTTACCCAGTTCGTTTGAAAACAGTACAGGCAATGGGGAACGACAGACAGAAACGCAAAAATGGCAAGTTTCGCTGGTGTTTCAATCGCCCCAAACGGTGCAAGAAGAAGCGGCTTTGCGTGAAAAGGCTGGTGCGTTGTGCTTGAAATTGCGCCAAGCATTACAAGGATTTAAACCGTTTGATGCGGAATGTAAGCCTTTGCGAGCGGTGGGCAATCAGTTTTATTTAACTGATGATTGTCGGTTTCGGATTTTTGCATTCACGTTCACATCGGTGTGTGTGATTTGATGTTGTGGCAACTTGAGTTTTTCAGGCTGCCTTTTTTTTGTTTGCGCCTTCGGGCATTTTCTATTTTGGAGTAGGTTATGGCAACACAGGAAATTAAGGAATATTTTAGCGGTCAAGGACGTGTGAAACTTGCACCGTATTTTGGCGGTGTCGTGAAAAAGCACAAGGCGCGTTGGATTGGTAACGTGCCATCTTTGGAATTGGAAACAGAATTAGAAACGGACGAACATTTAGAGAGCCATACAGGCACTCGTTCTGCCGACCGTGTGCGTGAAAAATCGCGCAAAGTGAAATTTAAAATGACGCTGGAAGATTTCGCTTCAGCTAATTTGGCGATTGCGTTTCAGGCAAGTTTAACGAATGTGCCTAAGGGCAATGTGGCGGATTTGACTTCAGCTGATGATTTAGCGGTGGGCGATAGCTGGCAGCTTGGTAAAATCAAGGTGTCGGATGTGGTTTTAACGGACAGTACAGCTTCTTCGCCTAAAACGCTTCAGGCTGGTGTAAATTATCGTATTGATGAGCGTTTTGGTATGGTGGACGTGTTGGATTTGTCGGGCTTGAAATTGCCACTCAAAGCAAGTTTTAAGCATGATTCGGCTGATGTGTTGGGTTTGATGCTGGAAAAGGCGGAGGGTTATTATTTGGTGTTTGAAGGCTTGAATACGGCTGAAAGTGATAAACCTGTATTGGTGGAAATTCACAAAGCTGCAATTTCGCCTGCCAAAACTTTGGCTTTAATCAACACAGATTTGGCTTCGTTTGATTTGGAGGGAACGGCTTTAATGTCGGACGGGAACATGGTTACGGTTACCAAGTAATCTGGTCTATATTTGAAAAAAAGGCATAAGGATTTTTAGAAATGTCTTTTTTTAAGATAAATTAAGCCAAAAAGCGAAACGCCCAATAGGCGGCAATCTATTGAGCGTTTCTATATTCAAACCTTGTCAAAGGAATAAACATTGAATAAACAGGATAATAACCCAATTAAATTAGATTGTAAACTGGATTTAAATATGAGTATTCAAATCAAAGCTGATGAACAACGCGCGGGGGAGGCTGTAGAAATTTTAGCGCGTGGAGCGCGTTGGTTGCTTATTTTAACTGGGCTAGCTATTTTGTTTGGTACGGTTTTGTATTTTGCACAGCCCTATTTTCAGGCAGCCTGAAAGGTTTTTAAATGAGATTAATTCGGGATAATGGCGAAGTGGTGGCGTTGTCGCATGATTTGATTTGGGTTGATGAATTTGCGTGGTCGGATTTGGCGCAAACTTCGCCTGAACGAACTTTGTCAGGCGGCTTTGTGGTGCAGCAAGGACTGAAACGTAAGGGTCGCCCTATTTCTCTTGAACCTGCTGATGATTCTATGGCTTGGACGAGCCGCGCTGTTGTGGAAAAGTTACAACAATGGGCAATGCTGCCTGAAGCGGTGTTTTCGCTGGAATTGCCGCAAGGGGCGTTTCAGGTTATGTTTGATAACAGTCAGGTGGCGGTATCTGCCAAGCCTAAGGTAGCTTGGTTGTCGCAATCAGCCGATGATGATTTTTTGTTAAGTTTGAAGTTTTTAACCATTTGATTTGATGTTTATCCGCCTTTTGGGGCGGTTTTTTGTTTTCAGGCAGCCTGAAAGGTAGTGTATGGCAGGGAATTTGGATTTTAAATTGCGCCTTGATGCAGAAGTGCGTCAGTTTATTCAGCAAATGCAGCAAGCTGGACATACTGCTCAAGCAGTGGGTAAGGCGATTGAAAACGCGCTGAATGTGCAACCTAATGCTCAAGGCTTAAATCTGGCAGTGCAGCACGCGCAACAGCTTGAAAGCCAGTTGCATGGGGTAAACCAAAGTTTAGCCACGATGCAAACCAATATTCGGGCTGCCACACAGGCGCAACAGCATCAAATTCAGGCAGCACAACAATTAGCACACGCTAATCAGCAAGCCGCCAATGCTTCAGGCAGCCTGAATACGCAGCAAACGCAAATTGCGTCTTCTATTAGCAGTATCGGAAAATTAGGCGCGGTAACAGCTGGTGTAACCGCATCGTTTTGGGCGTTAAAAGAAGGCGTTCAAGCAGTGGTAGATACCACGATGCAGTTTGACGGTATTGAGAGGAAGCTGGAATATGCTTTTGGCGCAGAAAATGCCGCTAAACAGCTTGAATTTGTGCGTGAAACGGCTGATAAACTGGGCTTGGAGTTAAAAGGCTTAGGCTCGGAATATGGTAACTTTGCCGCTGCCACTAAAAACATGAACATCACGCACGAACAAACGCAACAAATTTTCAAGGGCGTGGCAAGTGGCGCGGCTGCTATGGGTATGACAGCTGAACAATCTAGTGGCGCATTCATGGCTCTAACGCAAATTGCTTCCAAAGGCAAGGTGTCTATGGAAGAGTTGCGCGGTCAATTATCGGAGCATATGCCAGCAGCTATGGGGATTGCTGCTAAAGCAATGGGTGTTACCACGGCTGAATTGGAAAATATGGTCGGGGCTGGATTGTCGGCTGAAGAGTTTTTGCCGAAATTGGGCGCGGCGATGCAAGAAGCGTTTGGTGGTCAAGCGGAACAAAATGCCAATTCGCTTTCAGGCAGCATCAATAAGCTGAAAAATGAGTTTTCAGAATTATTGAATTGGCTGGGCGAAAATGGCGTAGGCGATGCGGTGAAAACGGTAGCGCATGATATTAGCGAGATGCTGAATGATGCGCAGGATAAATTGAAATCGTTTGCAGATTCGCCTGAAGCGGAACGCTTGAAAGCGGTGTTTGAAAATGTTTACGGCTTGCTAAAAGATGTTGTTAGCGGTGTAGTAGATACTTTTAGTGAATTGTATGGCTTGCTGAATGATGTAGGCGCAGCGATTGCTGGGTTGTTTAATCATGAAGCCGCACAGAATTTTAGTTTGGCTCAAAATTTAATTGATAGCTTAAATATTGCCGTCGGTGTATTGCGCGATGCGTTTACTGGCTTAAAGGTGGTGTTTTATGTTGTCGGTGCAGCGATTAAGCAGGTGTTGTCGGATATTCTAAGCGGTATGGGCTATATTGCCGACAAGATTCCATTTTTGGGCAAAGTGGCTGATGAATTAGACGCGGCCGCTAAGCGCATGGAAAAAAGCAGCAAGGAGAGTTTAGAAAAAGCTGGCGATGCAGTCATGCAGTATGGCAGCAACACCAAAAAAGCAATGGGCGAAGCACTTGAAACCGTTTTGCAAAAACAAACGCGTTTACGCAAAGAGACATCTGATTTATATGCGCAAGCATCACGTTTAGCCAAAGAAGCGGCTGATGCACAGATTTTAGCCAATGCTGCCATTGGTACAGCATCGGAAGCCACCGCGAAAAAGCAAGCGGAAGATGCGCAAAAAGCCGCTACTGCTGCCAAAATAGCTGCCGATGAAAGCAATCAAGCGTGGCAAAAATCTATGGGGATTGAAGCACCGAAAGCGGTTGAAACACTTAAGCAAAAAATTGATGAAACAACCAAACAATTAGCCGATGCCAAAAGTGCTGCCAATGGCTTGGGTTTGGACTTACAGGCTGCCATGCTGAAACCTACACAAGCAACACAGGCAACGCTGGAGAAAATCAATGCGTTAGGCAACGGATTTGATGCGTTGGCAAAAAATGGTTATCAAGCTGGTGTGTTGTTGCAACAGGCATTAAACAAGGCGGTAGATAGCAGCGCAAATCAGGCAGATATTGAAGCGTTACGCGCTAAGTATCAGGAGTTTGGCGAAAGTGGTAAGTTATCCGCTGTGCAGGTTGAAGCTGGTTTTTTGTCGCTGGATAAAAAATTGCTGGATATTCAGGCTGCCACCGACCCTATTCAGGCTGCCTTTAAGCGTTTGGGTGTGGAAAGTTTGGCATCGGCTGATTTGGCAAAGCGACAAGCTGAAGCGGATTTACAGGCGATTGAACAAAGCGGACAGGCTTCTGAAATGGCGTTGGAAAAAGCGCGTCAGAAAGTGTTGGATTTGAAAAACGCTGCCGACCCTACGGCTGATGCGTTTAAGCAATTAGGCATCAAAACGAAAGAAGCATTAGCGCAAGCTGCCAACGAACAGATGCAAGCCTTTGAAAAAGTGAAAGCAAGCGGACAAGCCACGCAAGCGGATTTGCAAAAGGCTTTTGAACAAACCGCGCAAACCGCAATCAATAGCGGAGACCAAACGGCTATTGCGTGGGTTCAATCACAAGCCGCCGCCTACAACTATGCGGTAACGGTTGATGCGACAGGCAAAGCCAGTCTTCAGGCAGCCGCGCAAACCCAACAAGCAGCCGATACGCAAATTCAAGCACATCAACAAGTTACCCAAGCGGCGACCGAATCCGCACAAGCGCAAAGCCAAGCCGCCAA